GCGTTGGTTAGTTAAGCATTACTTGTATGAACTTAAACCTAATGGTGGTTCGTCACTTAAAGATTCAGTATCAAGATTAGAAGAACGCATAGATGACCTGTACCGATTGGTTGCAGAGAAATGAGTAACGATGAAACTTGTAAAGAAAGCCACGCCTGCAGCCATTGCTGTCCTTCGACAGGCCACAGCGATTTCACCATTGCGTATGAAAGCCAGCGATGGACTCCTGCCTTCCCAAGCGCATATCAAACAGAGTCCAGTCAGCGACCATAATACTGGACTTGCTGTTGACTTAACTCACGACCCTAAGAATGGAATTGATTGTGCCGACATTTTTGAAAAACTTAAAGAAGATAAGCGTGTTAAGTATCTTATCTTCAAAGGCAAGATATGGTCTAAAGAAAAGGCTAAACAAGGAAACAGACAGTACACTGGGAGTAATCCTCATAACAAGCATCTACATATTTCTATTAATGCTGCTTGCTCTACCGATATTTCTCCCTGGTTCTGGTGGTTAAACCAACCTAAGATTGTTAATCAGGTGGTAGCAAAGGTGTTACCAGTACCTGCAAAGAAAGCATATAAGACTGAAGTTTGTACCTGCTGCAAAGTGCACGGGACAAAATCCTAATCCCCTAGGAGGATACAATGGAACAATTCAAGCAACTATCACTAACATGGTTCCGTGCTGCAGCGTCTGCCGCTGTTGCGCTTTACCTTGCTGGCGAGACAGACCTTAAGACTCTTGGTGCTGCTGCATTGGCTGGCTTTGCTGGTCCACTGCTTAAGTGGCTAGACCCATCTGCTACAGAGTTTGGTCGCGGCTCTAAGTAATCTAATTTAAGGGGCCTAGCAGCCCCATAGACACAAGAAACCCCCAGAACTGGTAATTACTACCAGCGCTGGGGGTCTTTTGTCATTTACGCAGTGTATTTAGGATGTCTTCAACCTTTACAAGGTAGCCCTTGCTGGGGTTGGGAGGTATGTTGCAGGTAATGGCCCTTCCCCGTGCCGTTACTACTTGCCTCAGTACCTCCGTTGGTACTAACAGAGTTGCCCCCTCCAGTACGAAAGCCCAGTATTCTGCTTTAGTACTGGACAATCCTGATAGATACCAATTCTCGTTGTTGTGTGACCAGCAAACTGTTTCGATGTATAGGTTGCCAGTATCTTTCCATTTCAAATCTGTCTTTACTTCTACTGTAGTACCACCTGTTAACAGTTGTTCTACTAGTCCTTCGCCTTCGTGACCTCTGGCTAAGTCTAAATCAAAGTCTGATAGTTTACTCATGGGTATCCTAAGTATAGTGGTATGGGTGTAATGTTTAGTTTTCTTCTCATTAGTTTACGTTCATACTCTGTAGTACCACCCCAGTATCCAAAGACAGCGTGCTTAAGTGAGTAATCTAAACACTGCTTTTTAACTTCACAGTTGTTACAGATTTTCTTAAGCATCTTAACTTCTCTATATGTAGCACTACCATCTGGTACAAAGAACTCCTCTGAATTTACACTCCTGCAATTAGGTGTGCCTCTCCATTCTGGGTACTCCACTTATCCTCCTGTTGAATAAAAACCTGAGCCGTTAAATTTGATTGCTGGTGCTGACCATATACGCTGCATGGTTTCACCACAAGTAGGGCAGGCTGGTGGAATGTTTTCGTTAATCTCTATTACTTCTGTGCAACACTCACACTTAAAATCAAACAAAGGCATTAGATAGTGTCCTCGTTCTTTGGGTAAGGGAGTGTGACCATTGAGCCACAGTTAGTGCACTCTCCATCAAGGAAATAAAAGCATAGTTCACCTTGGTCAAACGCAACAAGCGCATGAAATACATCCCCTCCACAGACGCAAACATCTCCAATAGGTTCTCCTCGCAGGTCCATAGCACGCGAGTAATCCGTTGGGTGTAATAACTCTCTGATGTCTTTGACATTGTCATTCTCCTGATTCGTCATCATCTGCCTCTACTAAAGTGTCTTCTTCTATGTATGGCCTATGCCCGCCGAGATTTCTGATTAGACTGCTGACTGCCCGCTGCACTTTCATGCGTGCACCATCTGCTGTTGTAGATAGTTCCTGTGCTAGGTCTGACCACTCTACATTTTCTGCTGAGTATTTAATACGAAGCACATTCTGTTTTGTATCTGACAATCTGTAGTAGGCAGTGGCTATATCTGAGCGTAGTACTAGCCAGTTGTTGGTGTCATTACTTTCGCCTTTAGAAAACTTAAAGTTCAAGTCCTTGATGGCAGTTGGAATCTCATATGATTCTGCAATGATAGATGGGAGAAAGGCTTCAATAACTGATGAGTCATAGTAGTAGAGGTCAAGTAATTCATAGCCAATCTTTCTGGCTTTCTCTCGTTCGCAATACTTAATTGCTGCATTGCGTAAAGACCTGGCTATAAGTTTGTCTCTGTCTTTCTGTTCTAACTCTGACCACTCTTTGTATTTTTGTGGATGAGAAACGAACCACAGCCATAGTACCTGTTGGATATCTGATTGTTCAGTAATAGGGTACTTGCGGTGGTACTCAGCAGCAAGGGCTATCACCATTGCCTCGTACTCATCTACATACATTGGTTAGTTAACGCCTTCCCACTGTCCTCTTTGTACCAATAGTCCGATTATTGCATAGTTTGCTAGGTCAATAAAGGAATCCTGTATAGATTCGTAGTTGGGCGTGTCGTTATTTTTGTAGTAAAGATTCTCTAGTCGTGCCATCTTGTCATGCATACGGACAAGCAATCCATTCATTGCCCCTCCTGGGGCATTGGAGATATTCAACGGACCGTAGTCTGCATGTTTACGTATCATAATAATACGCAGTTCTTTTAGAATATCTTCAAAGTCATTCGGGTCTTTCACTGAGTATCTCCTTTGTTTCTTTATCGAAGTTATGCATTGCCTCTGCTACTAGCAGTTCTTCAATAGTCTCGTTGCCACTACCTGATGCTGCTGCCACTATGACTGTGGCTATCATGGTAAGCATTTTGTGTGCCATGTCTGGGTCTTTGTGAATCATCTCAGCCACATCTCGTAGTGCATTGAGTAGGTCTAGCCCCTGCTTGTCTGATACTGGTAGCCCAAGGATACGTGGATTGTCTTTGATAAACTCCCATACATTATCTTCACTAGGAACTGAGGCATCTAGCGATTCGCTCATTGATGAAATCCACTCCTTCTTTATGCACGATACTGTTTACATCGTGGCCTTCTGGCATTTGAATAATGTTTACATTGCCTAACTCTTTACTTATCTTTTTGCCGAACTCTAGTCCTGGCCCATCACCATCTGCCAATACAATTACTGTATCAAAGTCATCTAATATTCTTGTGTAGAAAGGCTTCCAATTGTTTGCACCTGGAATACCTACTGCTGGGTGATTAGTTTTAACGCTGAGTGTAATGCAATCTATCTCACCTTCGGTGACACAGATGTAGTCTGATGCTGTTAGTACTACCTGTGCATTGAACATGCTGGTCTTAGCACCTGGCATACCCATATACTTTGGGTCTGCTCCGTTCATTGCTCTGAATCTGATATCTACCACGCCTGATGGCGTGATGTATGGAATGGCTAGCCTATCCATGTACTGTTCATGACCTGGAAGAGCGTCCTTTACTACTCCCAAATGAAAGCGTTGAGCCTCTGCGACCGAGAGATTGCGTGTTGCCAGATACTCTGTTGCTAAATGTATCTGGCTTGCGTACTGCTGCGCCGCCTGCAAGAGAAATTGTCTGTGCGAATTTGATAGCCTCACGATATGTGCCTCCTTCCTTCTGAATAATTAAGTCGTACACATCTCCACCTACACCACAACCATGACATTTGAATCTACCTTCATCAAAGTTTAGACCTGCTGATGCATGACTGTCATCGTGAAATGGGCATTTTATTTTGCGCCAACCGCTGCCCTCTGGTGGCACGGTTGCGCCAATGTAATTTAAGTAATCTACAATACTATGTTTCGCTGCGTCCACGCATTGCGTCCTTTATTAAAGCCAACCATACTTTGGCTGGCATTGTGCAATACCATTCGTCAACATTCTTAGTTCCTTTTTTCTTGTGGAGGACAACGCCTGTCCAACCTTGGTCGTTAATCATTTCTACTTCTAGTTCTTTTAGCCAAGCACTAAGGTCTAACTTAATATGGTTCTTAACTTCAATCGTCACGCCATTGACTCCTGCTATGTCACCTCTGTCGAGGTGGCTGCCTGCTAGTCTGCGCTCTGCATATGGAAACCCATTTGCTTTTAACCAATTAACTGCTGGGATTTCTCCGCCTTGTGTACCTTTACGCTTGGCTGCACTACTCACACTATTCCCTCTTGTTGGTATCTGACTGCTACATCTTCTAAGTACATAGAGTCTGGGTTGAATGAAAGACTAACATAGTTACTACCTGTTTGGTCTGCTCGCCCATATCTGTTCTTAACTGGAGCCACACATAAGTATGTGTCATCTCCTTGTTTCATCTGACCAATTGTAAGAACCATTGCTGGAATCTGATTGACCATTCCTTGCACTGCACTGCGTGGCTGACAGGGATAGCCATCGAATCCTTCTTTAGTGTGGTGCAGTACTAACACTGCTGCGTTTGTATCTCTGGCTAGGTACTTAAGTTCTTTCATAACGGCACGCATTGCACCGAACTCATCGTACCCATCCATTGCTACATCCATAAGATTGTCTACAACAATAAGGGTTGGACTCTTACCCCACACTGTTTCAAAGGCTGAGACTTCATCATCTAGGTCTTTAAGTGTAGGGCTAGATTCAAATGACCAGAACAAATGATTGTTCAGTTGTAGTATCTCGTGTGATTTTGCTGGATTGTTTTTAAGTAACTGTTCTGCTGCTGCTTGTGTCATCTTGCCTGTCATAGCAATCAAACGCATAGCCATAGTATGTGCATTGGTATCTGCTGAAAAGTAAAGTGTAGGATGTTTTGTTTTAGCAGCGATAGCCAATGCAACTGATGACTTGCCTGCACCTGGAGTGCCTGCAACTACAGTTACCTCTGCTCTACGCAGAATAATTCCTGCTCTTTCAAACGCCGCAAAAGCGGGTGGCAATGGTTCGCCACCCACCTCTGCTTTGTTTATAGAGCGTCTAAGTGTTTTCACTTAATCTGTTCTGGAACGAATGTGTTCCACTCTGGTGATTGAACAACAACATATTGGTTCTTACACTTATCGAAAGCACCCTTCGGTGCTGGACAAAAGTAACCCTTGTATGGCTTGCCGTCCTTACCCATACCTTGAATTGCTGTCATCTTTCCATGTGCGCATGCACGCCCACCAATAGTAGATACTGGTGCTGGTGCTGGGTTTGCATATTCTTGGGCAGGAACTGATGTTCCCCCTAGTGTGTCAATGATATTGCCACCTAGCGCTGCTGCTACTGACTGAACTGACACTGCTGGTGCTGATGCACCACGCACTGCTGACTCTAGTTCCTGTGCTGCTGATGCGATTGCTGCAATTGAATGTGCAACAATGTTATCTAGTTCATCTCCGCTTTCTGCTCGGACTGTTACTAGACTACCTGCTGTTGTCTTTACTGTGATACTGATTGGTGCTTCTGTACTAGGCACTATCTTCTCCTTGCTCGAATGGAGTAGCCAAACCTTTTTGGTCTCGCCACTTTCTTACTTTCATTGCAAACTGTACACCCTTCCATCCTTCTTTGATGTCAATCCATACAAGTTTGCATGTTCCTGTCCCTGCTGGGGCATGAACAATAATTGCTTTCTCTTTATTGATATCGCCCCACGTACCACGGGTTCCCGTATCAGTCATGTACGGGGACCCGTTAGCATAGATTGCTAACTGCATAGCAATATTATTTGGGTGGTCAATGCGACCTGTCTTTAAGTCTGCGATAAATCTTTCGCCTTTATATTCAACAACTCTATCTGGTGTGCCTGCAATTTTATACTTGTCTAGCACTGTGAATTGCTCGATGTAAATCTTAGTAAGAATACTTGTTGCCTGTTCATAGGCTTTGATGTCTGGCATCCACTGCTCTGGGAATATACCTAACTCTAAACCTAAGTCTAGTTTTTCTGTTAGTGCGTGGATTGCTGTACCGATAGTGGCTGCTTTACTAGCGCCTGCTACTTCCATTGCTTCTTCAATATAAGCATTAACTAACTTGTTGTTATCTCCTGCTACACCAATGGCTAACAATAGGTCTGGTCTACTTGTTAAACCTATTGCTGCCATGCGCATCTTCCATGCTGTTAATGCAGAGGCATCATCTAAACTGTTGGCAATAGTTGTTGCACGAGTATAAGCAACTGGCTTGCCACCTGTAGGTGGGACAACTAGTGGTCGTCCGTATCTATCTCTTTCAATTTCTGTTGGCATTACTCTCCTTGTTAATTAGTGTCCCGTGTTCGCAGATGGCGGGACCACCCATCCCCAAGTCTAACACATAGTAGAAATGAAAAAACACCTATGCATTAGATAGCGACTATGGATGTTGGTTACTCTCGTTCAATGTCTTGTACTCGTACATCTGGGTCGTGCAACTCTAAGTCGTAGCCGCTAACTTCGATGTTGTCCGTAATGTAATCTTCAACTTCCTCAGGGGAGGTAGCCTTGATTCCAGTAACAGTAACTGTAATCTCTACAGTTGCTGACCAGGTTGTAGTAAGTACATCTGAACCGATTGATTCTAGTAACTGATTCACGTCATCACGTGTAACTGTTACCTCATCTGAACCATCATCAAATGCTTCTGAAAAGAAATCATATACCTTGGAGCGTGTGCTAACAAGTTTTCTATATGCTTCTTGTGCTTCATTAGATATTGCTTCATGCTTTTTCTTTGTTGTAATCTCACTCTTGATTAGTTCTTTGAGTGAATCTTCTGTGAAGTTGTAGGTTGTTCCGTCTACTGTGATTGGATTTAGGTACACGATTCTCCTTAGATTGAGAGTAGTTCTAGTGCTCGTAGTTTAATGCCATCATTCCGTCCTGCAAGGATAGAAATACTAGCATCTTTCTGAGAGTAGTGGTCGGCATATTCTACAACTGCTTGCCATAAACCAAACTCTGTGTTGCGGATGTTCTCTTGTGTTGGGCTATCTGAGTAGATAGCAAATGCTTTCTGCCGTGCATTGAGGGCACGGGACTTAGCATTCTTTTCACCCTTGCTGAGTAGGTGCATAGGTGATTGTTCAATTTTGGTAGGCAATGCCCATACTTTCTTGAAGTATGCGGTTGCTCTAGAGATATCTGTCTCACGCTGGATGAGATGGTTAGCCAGGTCGCTATACATATCAATGCTTGAGTAGGTTAGGTCAAGTAAGTTTCGCATGTCAGATACTGATAGTACTGCGTTTGAAGTATGACGCAGCGTATAAGTATGTGCTTTGTTCTTGGCTCTAAAGATACGATTGATTTGGTTGGCACAAAACAATCGCTCAATGATAGGGCGCACTACTACCGATGATGAACCGTCATGACTAGTCTTGGCTAGTAAGAAGGCAGCATGTGGGTCGCCTTGGATTTCCATTTCTTTTGGTAATGACATGAGCATCCATACTTTTGCTCCGTCATCGTACTCACCTGCTGCTGCATAGCGAGCCTCGCCTGAATCAATCAATCCATCTAGTGAGCCAAAGACTTCAGAGTTCTGAAAGACTTTGTACTTACTACCCACTACACCAATGACTGACTCTTTTCCTTGATGTGTTTTTATGACTGCTTGCTTTTTTGGTACATGCAAGAAGTCTGAAGTGTGCATATCTGACAGGCTAACTGTCCAGTTAAGTCCTGCTTCTTGTGCTACTTGTGCTGCGCTTGTTGCTTCTACTGCTACGCCAGCCTTAAGCCAGGCTGAGCGGTTTTTTACTACATCTGCTGTAGTCATGTGTCCCTTTCTTTACCATGAAGCCTGATACTCGAAGGACCATCCTTCGGGTACATCTTCAATGAGTTTACTTACTATCTTCACAGTCTTTTCAAGACCATGAAAATACCATTCGTCATACTCTGTGCTGCCAAAGAAGAAGCCACCACCTGGTGGTAGTAATCTACTTGCTTGACTGTGGTCTGCTAATACTATTTCACATGCATTCTTTAAGTCAATTAAAGAACTGCGTGGTACATAGATTGGTTGGCACTCATCAACTCCGTCTGCTAATTCTTGAACGAACCAGTTATGAATAGCATTAACCTTGCGCCAGTATCCAACTTGAATAGATACAGATGCAAAGGCTAATTCATCTGGGTCATACATCCAATCTGTAGCCCCCACGAGGGAGGCGAGGATTGTGTAATCAGCATTGAGTTTCTTGTTATGTGTTACTGGTTCCCACTCAATAGATGAGATGCTTTTACGAGCATAAAGATACATATCCAATCCCATGATTAGATACCCATCCCTGCCTTGACCTTTGGATGAAGTTCCTCAGTCATTGCTTTGAGTGCATCTGCTGGCCAATTTGAATTGAATACACGGCGAAGCAAGTTTGCTAGTGAATAAGTTGGATTATTTTCTAGCGCCTGTGATAGCACTTCTCTTGCTGATTCATCTTCTTCAATTGAATAAAGATTTGCAGCCAAGATACTAGCAACTGGTGCAATGAACTCACCTGGAACTACATCCATAAAGGATGCAAGGTATGTATTGACTGCTGCAATTGGACGCTCAGATGGTAGACCTAATACAAAGTCACGCAGTTGAATATCTTTATTCAAACCTGCTGTTACCTCTGCAATGTGGTCATCATCTGGTGTTGCACCTGAATCAATCTGTGAATAGATTGCATCTGTTAGGCGCTTGCGTTGCTCTATTAGTTGTTCTTCTTCACCATTCTCACCTAGCAAGATGTTGTGGTAGTTTTGGATTTCTTCTGTTGTTACTGTCATTTGCTTTCCTTTTCTTTTGTGTAGCGTTGGAGGGATTCCAACACATCTTGTTGTTGCTCTTTGCTGCATGTTGCCCATAGATAACCAAGTAAATAATGGATAGATAAACCATCATCTCCACTGTATATCTGCTTGGCTAACTCTTTTGCTTCTTTTAATCCTGGTGTTCCAACTGTCATTTATTTATCCTTAATACCAACCATTGCTTCGCCAATGTGACCAAGCAACTGATGGTTTCTCGTATCTGTGCTGGATGTAAGCCAGCCCACGCTCAATCTGGAGCGGGGCTGGCGTTTGTGGGTCAAGGTTAAGTAACTGTGGGATACCGAAGGCTGAACTGTTTGGGTTGTCTGCTTTAGGATTCCAGGCTGATTCCTTTCCCCATAGTTTCATTAGTGCACGGTGTTCAGACAAGTTCCAGTCTGGGTACGCCATGCGCATGAACTGTTTTGCATATAACTTCAGAGCACGGGGAGTCCAATGGAACTCGCTCATCTCTGTAGGTTTTGGCTGTGTGTGTGGCTTGGCATGTACCACTGGCATGTGCCACGGTAGCATTGACAAGAAGGTTAGATACCATGCGGTAAACAGTGCGAATAGTTTTTTCATCTAACGACCCATCTGTAGAGGAGATAGAAAACTGTAATGAGGAATGCCCAGGACTGTAATGGTGTGAGAGGGAGGATTGATATTTCATTCATCATTATCCTCTGAGTTGCAGATATCGCATAAGGTTCCGCACTGACTGCAGCAAGCATCTTCATTCATCTCCCCACATCCTATCTGGTTCTTGGTAACCTTCATCTTCATCTTCTATGTCTTTGTCTAGTGCTATGTCATCTTCAAGCGGTGGTTCGTAGCCCATCTTTTCTTCCTTTCATTACATGCATTTGGTCTCCATACATACTGTGTCTGATAACTGCATCGATTGATATGCCGTATACCTCACACAATTTCAACAATCTTTTAACTGTTATAGGTCTATGGTTGCGTTCATAACTACCTAATGCTGCGACAGTAAACTCACCATTGCTTACGCGTTCTACATCTCTAAGGGTGTAGCCAGCAACTAGTCTTACTATCTTAAGCGTTGTCATTATGTCTAAGTAATCAGGGTTTAAGTTACTCACATTCTTCTCCCTTATGTAGTACTTGGTCACAACAGATTGTGCATAGACCAGTTATATTGCAGAATCTTTCTGCATATTGGTCGCAGTCAGCACACTGAGATGGCATGTATGGTGCGCTCATAGTATTTCTCCACACTTATCGCAAGGTAATCCTGTTACCTCATCTAGTGCGTCATACTTTGTACCCTTCCAGCAATGCATACATATGATAACGAACTTCATTTTATTCTTCCTCTACATAAATTCTACCTGTTGCCATCATTTCTTCCAAGATATTGTTGGCTGCTTTGATGGATAGGATTGCAGCCTCCATTGATTCATTTAGTTGTGCGATTTCTTCTACGGTGTAACTCATTTGCTTTCTCCTATCTTGGTCCATGCACATGGGGTGCAGTAGTTTCTGGGCGCTGTTCTATCTCTATCTACAAGAATGTCCATGCCACATGCATGGCATTCATCTTCTTTGTACTTGCTTTGCACTGGGTAGTGGGCAAGGGTTATGAATTCTTTGTTTGCCATAGGTCTTCCTTTGCTATGTCTGGGTCATAGTAGAAGTTATTCTTTGGCATATAATAATCTACGCTGCGGGCTTTCTTTGCTATCCTGAGAGCACGGCGTAGTTCTAGGTTCTCTTTGGTAAGGATGGCGTTCTGTCTGATAGCCAGGGTTAGTACTACTACAGATGTAATTAAAGCAATCATGATGGCTAACAGAGTCAATGAATCTAACAACATTTCTATCTCCTTCTATGTGAGCATTGGCTGATAGGAACTAGGCAGTCCCCACAATAAACTGTATTGTTTTCTGTATCTGACATAGCGACCTACTTTCAGTTGTCTGAACTTATACGAATACCTTTGCACTAAAAAAGTGCAGGTGGTGAGAGCCGAAGCCCCCACCACCTGCGGTTAGATTAGACTAGCGATAACTTGGTTACTACCTGGTTTTCATACCACTTATCATTCTTTTCAGAGAATGTTGAAGTCATATACCCTTCAATGTTTACAGCGAATTCGGTTTCGCTGGAGTTGATTAGATTTTCACGAACCCATGCTTGGATTGCAGGGTCTGTGATGGTGATTTGACGGCTTGCGGTGAACTTGCTAGCCATATCGCCGTTGGGTGTATATTCTAAGCGGCGGTCTACTACAGTTGCTTTGATAACATTATTGTAATCTTTCACTGCCTTGACAATTGAACCGCTGAATGTGAATGTGTTTGACATGTTATTTCCTTTTCTAGTAGTTGGTTGATTGGGCTAAGCACCCGTCACTCGTGACGGGGCTGCCCTTGGTGGTGCAGGTTAGTTGCAGTTTGGGCACTTGGTGTGCTTGTTGTAGGTATAGTGACAGTCTTGGCAGATGACACTATTGGCAGGCATGTCGAACGATAAGTCGAATAGCCTGTCAGTGATGACGGTGATAGGGTCTAAGAACTCCTCTCGTGTATCCTCCCAAGTTTGGGTGGCATAGACGAAGTAGGGTTCAACCCTAGTAGTTGCACCTACCCAGTCATGCCCTGAACTTTCGGGCAGATTGTAGGATAGTTGCTTGCGGTACTGGAGATTGCCTTCGTCCACGATAGCATGGGCAATATTGCTATCACGGGCTGTGCGACTGTCCTCGCACTCCAGACAGACTTCGTTGAGCATGTAGCAGGCGTAGCAGTTGTTAGTGATGGTAATGCCTATAGACTCACTCATTGTTTCCTCTCTGTAGTTAGTATCTCTAACTACACTTCCCACACTGCAGGCCTGTCAAGCCCAGTCTTTTCATGGGCTTGATTGGACTGCTATCTTTAGCCTGCACTTTAGTTATTAGGCTAGCCAGTTAGGATTTTATTATTAACTGGGGCGCGGACTATTGTTTATAAGGGAGCGCCGAGATAGTAGTCTGTCAACAGGCTCCACTAACAGTACAGACTGAGCGACAGCAAACAGGCTGTGGGTCTAAATGACCCCAGACTGTTTAATGGCTTGTCAATGTAGTAGAGTATCTCTGTCTAAATATTTTCTGTACAACAGTATGCCCCTGCTACTACCCTGCTAATACTGGCTCTGACCTGCGGTTATACTATTGTGATGTAAATCACCTGCCCAAAAGCGTTCGGAATGGGCTGTTGAACGGATTAATATATAGTAGAGGCAATTTATTGCCGATACTATAGCAAGGGCTTCAGGCCCTTGCGTACAGACTGTATCTACTGTCTGTTACAAACTGACTAAGCAGGCTGTTTGTAGATGGGTAAATACTGCCTTGGGACAGGATACTAAATGACTTTCAGTAAGAGTAATAACCCCCGCACTCAAAAGACCGTGGAGGCAAAGGCCAAACTTTTGGCGCTAGTTGCCGAGGGCATGGGTGCACCTAGGGCTATGCAGCAACTGGGGTACAAGGAAGACACCCTAAGAATCTGGCTAATGCGGGATAAGAAGTTTGCCCGTGATTTGGAAGATGCCAAGGCTGATGCCAAAAATAAGTCCACCATCTCCCTTGGAGTGGCAAAGGACGAGATTTCTTTTTCCCAGTTCTCAGATGTATTTTTGGGGCAAAAGGTCTTTGAACACCATCAAGACTGGATTGACCTCCTTGAGGGGGAAGAACCCTCTTGGCTCCATGATTCTATGATTTATGAGCCTGGCGACCAGAATCGCCTATTGGTTAACGTACCACCTGAGCATGCTAAATCTACCGTGGTAACCGTTAACTACTCAACTTACCGTATCGCCCTCAATCCGAATGTGCGTATCATTGTGGTCAGTAAGACCCTTAACAAGGCACGAGAGTTCGTGTATGCGATTAAGCAAAGACTGTCCCACCCACGCTGGCTGAAGTTACAAACAGCCTATGGACCAGAGGGCGGTTGGAAACAAGATGCTGATACCTGGAAGGTAGACACCGTTTACCTTGGGGGCGATGCGAGAGATTCATCCGAAAAGGACCCAACTATCCAAGCACTTGGTATGGGTGGTCAGATTTACGGTGCACGTGCTGACCTAATTATCTTGGACGACTGCATTACAACTGCTAACGCCCATGAGTGGGACAAGCAGATTAACTGGTTACAAAAAGAAGTTATTACCCGTTTGGGTAAAAACGGCAAGTTGCTGATTGTAGGGACACGAATTGCGGCGAATGATTTTTACAAGGAACTCCGTAACCCTAAGCATTGGTCTAATGGTAAGTGCCCTTTTACTTACATGGCAATGCCTGCGGTATTGGAGTTTAGGAAGAAGCCAGAAGACTGGGTAACTCTTTGGCCTAAGTCCGACCATCCGTGGGATGGAGACGAGGACGAACTACCCGATGAGCAAGGGCTATTTCCTAAGTGGGATGGACCATCTTTGTTCAAGCGCCGTGGCGAAGTAACTCCTAGTACTTGGGCTTTGGTTTATCAGCAGGAGGATGTCGAAGAAGATTCCATCTTCCCACCCGCCCTGGTTCAGGCTTGTGTCAAAGGTACACGTAGACGAGGTCCGTTAAAACCAGGCGCGGTGGGACATCCGACCAGTGTCGAAGGTTATACAGTTGTTGGATTTGACCCTGCTATGGGCAGAGGCCATGCTGCATTTGTAGCGATGACCTATAACCGAATAGACGGAAAAATGTATGTGCTGGACTGTGAGAACATGTCCGACCCAACACCACAAAAGATTCGTGCGATGATTGAAGAATTTGTTATCAAGTATAACCCTAATGAGTTGCGTGTTGAAATTAACGCACACCAGAAAGCCTATGAACTTGATACTGATTTGCGTCAATGGCTGTCGCAATACGGCTGTAGTTTAAAGCCGCACTTCACACAGAAGAACAAATGGGATACCTCACATGGTGTTGCATCTATGTCAACCATGCTAGGCACTATGCACGATGGAGTATTCCAGAAGAACAACACAATTGAATTTCCCTCCTCTGAAGGTTCAGAAGGAGTGAAGGCGTTAATTCAACAACTGATTACGTGGAAGCCTGAGACCAAAGGCAAGACTGACTGCGTAATGGCCATGTGGTTTGCGTTCCTACGCTGCCGTGAGTTGATGCAACAAAGCACAGTTATCTCACGATACGCAGATAATCGTTGGGCAACCCGTGCACAACTAGCAAAACGCGGAACAGTAAACCTAGACCTTGCGCTGCAAGAACAGTGGCAAGAGCAATTCGGATAAGGACCAACATGGCTAACGTAATAAAAGTATTAAATAAAGCAATGCGTGGAAAGAAAAACTCTAAAGGGCTTAAAGCAACCAATTATAAAGATATAGAAAAACTTACTACTGGTAAGGCAAAATCTATAACACGCAATACTAAAGTAAAAGAATCTGGTGTACTTACTGGTAAAGGTAAAAATAAGAACTGGGCAAAAGAAACCAATAAAAAAACTTTGCCTACTTCAACAACGTCACGCCGTGCTACTTTAAAAGAAGTAAAAATTATTAGTGGCCTTGAAAAACATCCACTTGTTCGTAATGCTGGTAATGCATCCTCTGAGGCCAAGTATCGCGTTATGCGCGGAAGACCAGTACCTGTAAAGAAAAAAGGTAAGTAATATGGCTAACATAGCAAAAATTATAGGTAAAGTAGTTAAGGGTTCAAAAACAAAAAAAGTTGCACCTAAAGTTGCTAAAGACGCAGCAGCAAAAAAAGCCACACGAATTAACGCTGCTGCAGCAAAGGGTAGAACTATAGGTTCACCAGTTGCATGGAGAAATTCAAAAGGAAAACTTAAAGTTACAGAATATATGACTGGCAAGCCAGTTAAGGGCAGTATGAGAAATATTAAAGATACTGCTCAGTTAACTGAATACAATGCTGGGTCTTCTAAAAAAATTACATCTCTTAAGTATCCTTCTAAAGATTTAAGAAGCATAAACAGCAGAACTAAAAAACCAACTACTCCAAAAGTACCTGTAAAGAAAAAGGCTAAGTAACATGGCTAAGACTTCTAATCGTACTGATATCCCAAAAATTAAAAAACAAAAACCTCTACCAGGTACTGCTGGTAAAGTGGCAAAGTTTTCTAATGACTGGATTATGCCCCAGAATGCAACCGATGTTGCTATGTATTTAGTTCCTTATGGAAAGATTGCAAAGGCTACAGGCAAGGCTGTAAAGAAAGTTGTTAAGTCTACTAAAGCAGTTAAGGCTTCTACTACCACTAAAAAGGTAACACCACGCAAGAGGAAGATGTTTTAATACAATGGCAAATCCAATTAAAATTATTAAAAAGGTAGCATCTTCCCGTGCCACTAAAGACAAGCAAATTATTGCACGTTCTGTAGATTTAAAGAACACACCTAACATGACCATTAAACAAGCCAAGGTTATGAAGAAGGGCACTAAGCAACTTGCTAAAACAACTAAGCGAATTGCTAAGCAAAGCAGCAAAAAAGGTTCTTATGGTTCAACAACCGTTGGTGAGTCAAATGCATTCAAAAAAAGAATGGGTCTTGATAAAGGCTTTGGCGGAGTAGATGTAAAAAACTTTCCAGCATTGAGTACTCCATCACTAGGTGGATTACGCAAAGGTGTTCCTGACAATATGACTCTTAATCAGTTAGATAGATTAGATGCTATTCGTCAGGCAGAAAGAGCAAAGGCATATGCTGCTGCATACCGCACAGCAAAGCGCGAAGTAAAAGGTATGAAAAAGGCAACTCAATCTAAAACTACAAGAGTTGTTAAGAAAACAGCAGTAGCAAGTGCCGCAGCGGGTGGCGCTGGAGCAGCGGTAGTTGCTTCTAAGAAAAAGAAAAAGTAAAGGAAAAATAAAATGCCATTAAAGAAAATTGTAACAAAGGCAGGTAAGGCAGTTGTAAGCAGCATTCAGGGAAAAAAGGCTGGTCAACAATATGCGGCTGATGCAGCAAAGAAAGCAGTAGCAGCCAAGGTAAGCAAGGCAAAGAAAGCATCAGCAAAGAAGAGTGCCAAAGCAACTGCACGTGGACTAAAGGCAGCACAAGGACCATCATTGGCTCCTAAGGGATACGTGCCAGATACCACAGGTCGTAACGCAGTTAAAAAGATGATGGAAGATGTCAAGGTAACTAAAGACGGCAAGAAGTATTATGGCGAGTACTACATGACCGCTGCTGATATTGCAAAACTTGTAAGCATGAGACGCTCTACACGAGAAGTTCCAAACTTTACAGGTGCAGTTAAGTTGACAGAAAACGTTGTTTCAAAGTCAGGTCGCAAGGCTAACACTCCAAAGTTAATTAAGAAGGCCGCTAAGAAGAAGGCTAAGTAATTATGATTGCAAAAAAGAAGGCGGGTTCGCCACAAATGCGCATAGTTAGACCTACTGCTAAGCCAGTACCTATGCCAACGCGTAAGCCTAATCGTGCACCTGGACAAGCAACACCAGTGCCTATGCCTACAAGAGAAGGCAACTATGGTAAGCCAAGAATTAAGCAACGGCCAATGCCATCTGGTCCTAAAAAGTCTGGAACTTCAGGACCTGCAAAGCCATCAAGAATGAAGCGTTTACCCGCAAGACGGAAGATGATTTAACAAAGGAGCAGAGATGCCAGCACCACTAGCAGCAGGAGTAGTAGCGGCAATAGCCCGTGCTGCCATCTCTAATGCAGCAAAAAAACGCCTTATGCAGGCTGCTGCAAAAAAAGTTACACAAAAAGATATTAAATCTCTTATCCGTACTGAGATGCAAACTGGTGCACCTAGACTAGGTCGCGCTAGTCGTAGACCAGATGTGGCTAATCCACCTAAGCGTGTAGTAGAACGCAGAGGTAGCACTGGTTCTGTTCGCCCACCAAAAGTAGACCCTGCTAAAGAGATTTATAATCTTTACAGAAAAAAGCCTGATACCAGAACCGTAACTCGGTCAGCACAAAAAGAACGTGTTACACCAGCAGATGTTATTGCAAGACGTGGTGCTGAAAAAGCAGCCCGCACTGCACGTGCAAGCGCAAGACCTGCGCCACGTAAAAAGGCTGAACCTGTTACTCCACCAGTACGACCAGGAGCAGCAAAAGCATCTTTAAAGCGTGAAGCCCGTGCTATGCGCGATAAAAGAAAGCGCGAGATTGCGGCGCAAAAGCGTTTGATTGCTAAGTCTCAAAAGGCTAAAGAAGCAATTATTAGAAAGAAAGCAATTAGAGATGCGGCAGAAGACCCAAGAAATACTCTTGTTCCGCGTCAACCAACAATTGCATCACGTGAACCAGCACGTAATTCAGATGCACCATTAAAGAATGAACTAAGTAATATTAAAAAGATTATTGCTGAAATGAACAAGGCTCAAAGAGATGCGTTCAAACAGAATGATGATATTGCAGATGCATTTTTTAGAAGGTACGGTTTAGGCGTAACAGATATAAGCAAAAAAGAAGCAGCCAATATAGCAAAGAAAGCATCTGCTTATCTTGCAAAAAAAGGAATTAAATAATGCTAACTGATAAGCAAATTTTTGCACGTGTTGCGTCTTTAAAAGACCGTAGTCGTGAACGCGATAGTCGCCATCAAGATGTACTACTAGTTCGTCAAGGTTTAATTTCTAATGTATACCCTGAGTTTTTTCCAGAAGGTGTAGAGGCTAACGTAGTTGCTAACTTTGTTGACATTGTAGCCCGTGACCTATCTGAAGTTATGGCTCCACTACCAGCAGTTAACTGCTCAGTAGTTAGCCAAACTAAAGACCGTGCTCGTAAAGCAGCAGATAATCGCACCCGCATTGCTGCTAACTATCTTTACAACTCTGAGTTGCAAGTACAGATGTACACAGGTGCTGACTGGTACATTACATTTGGGTTTGTTCCGTTCATTATTGAACTGGACACTGAAGCAAAGTTGCCGCGTATTCGCGTAGAAAGTCCTGTCGGGGCGTATCCTGAGTTTGACCGCTACGGACGCTGCGTTGCTTTTGCTAAGCGTTATGCTATGCCACTGGCTGAATTGATTTCTCAGTTCCCAGAGCATACTGACGTTTTGCTTGGTCGTGACGGATATGACCAAGACATGAATAATAGAGTTGAGATTGTTCGTTACTACGACCAGTATCAATCTATTATCTTTGTTCCAGACCGTCAGAACCTAGTTATCTCCCGTGCTAAGAATCCTATTGGCAAGATGATGGTTGTAGTCGCAAAGCGACCAACCGTTGATGGTGAGATGCGTGGACAGTTTGATGATGTACTAGGCATTCAGTTGCTTCGCAATAGATTCGCATTACTTGCGATGGAAGCAACAGAGAAGGCTGTGCAAGCACCACTGATTGTCCCTGACGATGTGAACGAGTTCCAATTCGGTGGAGACGGAGTTATCCGTACTAAGAACCCAGCAGGTGTTCGCCGAGTTGAACTACCAGTATCTGGCTCATTGTTTAATGAGCAAGCAGTTCTACAAAACGAACTGCGTACTGGAACACGCTACCCTGAATCACGTACTGGAAATATTGATGCTTCAATTATTACTGGTCAAGGCGTGCAAGCCCTTATGGGTGGATTTGACACACAAGTTAAATCAGCGCAGGCTATCTTTGCATCTACACTTAAGAGTGTAATTTCACTTTGCTTTGAAGTAGATGAGAAAATCTTTAATGAGCAAAAAGCAATTCGTGGTATTGATTCTGGTAGCCCTTATGCAATTGAGTATTTACCATCAAAGGACATTAAGGGAGACTACTCTGCTGATGTTCGTTATGGAATGCTGGCTGGTCTTAACCCAGCACAGGGACTTATTTTTATGTTGCAAGCCCTTGGTGGTAAATTAATCTCTAAGGACTTAGCACAGCGTGAATTACCATTTGGAGTTAACGTAACTCAGGAGCAAGAAAAGATTGAAGTTGAAGAAATGCGTAATGCTCTTATTTCATCTTTGAATGCTTCAGCACAAGCAATTCCACAACTTATTGCTAATGGCGGAGACCCAACTACAATCGTTAAGAAGATTGCAGAAGTTATCCGTATGCGCCAAAAGGGCACTCAGATTGAGGACGCAATCAATGAAGTGTTCGCTCCAGAATTACCACCTGCTGGGGAAGCACCTATGGTTGAGCAACCGTCCCCTGCTCCCGCCGCTCCTCCAGCAGGTGGCGCTCAACCTCCACAAGGATTACAAAGTTTACTTTCCAGCCTAACGATGGGTGGAACAGCAAACGCTTCGGCACGAACCGTAACTCAAAGATAACTAGGTAGGGGACAATGACAACACTTGCTGCTTATCAAGGAGATGGCTGGTCTGTAATCGGTTGCGATTCTAGAGCATCTGATGATAATGGTCGTCCTATGACGATTGCTACTCACAAGATTATCGAGAACAACGGATATTTAATTGCAGGTTCTGGTGCTAGTCGTGGTTCTAACATCCTTCACTTTGGATGGAAACCACCTAAGCCAACTAAGTTAGAAAACTTAGATTTGTTTATGACACAAAAGTTTATACCTGCTATGCGTAAAGTATTTATTGATGCAGGTTATGACATGAAAGAAGATGGCGATGCAGCAGCGCAGGATTCAGATTTTATTATCAGCATACATGGAGTTATTTATCCTGTCTTTGAAGATTATTCTTGGGACCGTGATATCCGTGGTATCTATTATGGTGGGAGCGGTGGCGATGTTGCTTTGGGAGTTATGGAGGCTTTACATATTGATAAAGCGAAAACTCCAGAACAAGCGGAAAAAATAATTCGCAGAGCCATTGAAGTAGCGTGCATGTGGGATATTCACACAAGTGCACCAATTATTACAAAGATTCAGTACGCAAAATGAGTGAGAGATTCAGGGAGAAAATAGAGCAAGCATTAAAAGTTCTAATAGAGGAAGACCCTGATGGGTCTAACTTTATCTGCGCTAACTGGTTAATAATTACAGAATGGGCAGACTATGATGGAACTCGTTACTTGCATACGGAAGTGTCAGAAGCAATGACACCCTGGAATGCCGAAGGCATGATGCGTCTGGCTAAGGAATACAATAAAGATTCCTTTGGCCAACCAGCAGAAGTTGAAGATGAATTGGAAGACGAAGGAGATGAATAATGGCAGTACAAGGTGGATACCGTGCACCGTCTAACCCAGCACCAGTTTCAGGCCCTGGCGCTCTTTCTCAGCGCACTGACGGGGGACCAACACAAGGTGCTAGATACATTCCAGGACTCCCATACGGACAAGGACAGCAAACCTACTCAAACCAAGTAGCAGCACCAATGGCTGGCAACAGCATGGGCGCTAACGCTATGGGCAATTCAGGATTAGTTCAGATGGAAATGCCAACAGAGTTAATGGCTGCTACTACACGTCCTAATGAACCTATTTCATCTGGTGTAGATATTGGTGAAGGACCAGGAAGTGAAGTAATGAACCTTCCTACAACTACTGAACCAATTTCTGTAACTATGCGTAAGATTGCACAGTTTGACCCAACTGGAGAAGCCGAACTTATTTATTCAACCCTTGCTGAATATGGGTACTAATGGCCCGCATAAATCCAGTTGTAGGAGAAGTTAATCCTGCTGTTTATAATGCTGCAAATAATGCTAACCTTTCACCTCAGCAAAGACTTGCCGTTGAACAGTTGGCTTACACTGTTAAAAAAGCAAAAGAACTTCGTGCTCTTAAAGCAGATGATGCTAAGCGTGAGTTTCAAGCCTTAACAGAAGAAGCCCAAGCAAACATTAAGGCTCTTTACCCAACCGCTAAGTTTACTCAAGAAGACCCAAGTCTACTTCAACGTAGTCTTGGAATTGCTGGCAAAGTTCTTAAACTTGGTGGAAGTCCAATTATTGGAACGCTTCAAAGTGCTATCGCATGGGGTAAAACTATTAACACTCCTTATGTTGCAGGACGACAAATCGCCCAAGGCGCTGACCCAGCATTGGCTCCCATTGCAGTAACTGGTGGTTTATCGGCTTTTGGTGGTCCTGTTGGACCCGCTATTGCTGCTGCTAATCTTGCAATAAACAAACCGTTTAAAGGTACTGTTTGGGATGATGCATACAATGGTCGCGATGCCTGGGACAAAGGAGCAGTACAGGCTGTTGAAGCACGCTACGGCAAAGAGAATGTTTTTGTAGCAAAGGGTTTACTATCTGGTAAAACTCCTGGCGAAATTGTTGAATCCTATGGTAAGCCAGACCCAAAGATTCTTAACGCTATTACATATGCTTTTGATAATCAAAAAGAATTTGCTCAGATTATTTTTGATACAAAGGCTGCTGGTATTTCACCAGGTCGTGATTTATATCGTAAAATTTACACAGCAAATCAGGCTAACAGTGGAAACTTAAATTCACGTGTACTTTCTGGTAAGTATCAGACTGGTGTAACTGGAACAATTGACACAATTTATCAAATTGTTGTAGACCCACTAACATATATGACTGGTGGCGCAAGCAAGATTGCTACTTTTTCAACTAAAGGCCAACGCCTTGCTGATAATATTATGCAAGAAGCAAAAAAAGGTAACTTTAAGGGTAGTGTAAAGCAGGCATTTGAAGACCCTAGCGTTAAAACTTTATGGGATGAGGGCGTAGGTCCTGCAATTAGAAAGTTTGCTGAAGCAAAAAAGGGTTCTATTGAAAGGTCTAGCGCTTATCGCGAGTTAGTTCAGAACTATCCTGGCTTTAGTAACTTTGAAGTTGTAACAACACTGGCGAGTAAAGAAGTTTTTGATTCAAAAACTGCTGAAAACTTTTTTGGCGAGATTCAAAATGTTGGAATCTTGCTAAATGGCCGCGTTGATGGCATTACATTTATGCGCAATGGTATTCCAACTGCACAATCAGAGCGCCACATCAGCATGGGTATTGCTAAACTTGCAGATGCAATTATGAATCCTAATGCTGCTAATGCAAAGACATCAGTTGGATTAGCCAGTGCACAGAATAAAGGTTTAGATGCTGTAAGCATTCTTAGAACCGCTGGTGCTGACATTGATAAAGGTGTTAACGTTGCTGGAATTCAACGCTTTGATGAAATTGACAAAGATATTAAGCGTGCACGCCGTATCGGTGAAATTTTTGGTAAGGCTGCAAGCCGTAACCCTGCTGGTACACAGATTCTTCTTGGAGAAGATGCTGTTAAAACAGCAGAAAACTTCCGTCTTGTAGCACGACAGGTATTTACCCGTGATGTTGCAGACTTTGTGACATTCCATTTCTTGGACTCACAGGCTGATGAGCAGGTTATTATTATTCGTAACCTATACGCAGCAATTATGCACCGTTATGGTCTACATGGCACAGCCGAAGGCCGTAAGATTATGGAAGAAATCCTTAATAGGACTTTTAACAATCGTTCTGGTATGACTACTACTTCTAGAACAGAAGTGCCTACAGATTTTATTGATGATATTAGCCCACACGTTGTTCGTATTGAAAATGATTCCCCTATTCTTAATGCCCGTGGAATTGTGCAGCCTAGCCAGGTAGCGCAAGGTATTGGTGCTCTGCCATATGAGCAGATTATTCAGGTTGCTGCGTCTACACGCCGCAAGAACTCTATTCCAGCCATTTTTGATGGTGCTACACGCAACAAGTATGTCTCTGAGTTTGTAAACTTCTGGACAATTCTTACACTGTTTCCGCGTTTAGGTATTCGTTCTGCTATTGATGAAGCGTTTATGTACGCCCTTAATGCACCACTACTTGACCTACTTTCACTACGAAAGATTAGAGATGTTCAAGAGTTTAAGAATGTAGCCACAGCACTTACTGGTTCTAAGTCTTCTGTTGGCCCTATTCGTAGTGCTATTAATATATTATTTCGTAAGGGTGGTCCAGAAGGAACGCTTACTGTTGCAGAACGTTCTCAGATTGCTGCTGACCTTGCGATTGATAAAAAGATTCCAATTGAAGAAGTAACACACATGATGATTCGTGAAGAAACCATTAGACGTGTATATAGTGCCTTTGGTGTGGATGAATCAATTACACAGTTTAAGTGGCTTAAGGATGCATTTATTCACCACCCAGATGTAATCAACTCAATGGCTGCATCAGTTTCTGCTCGAACATCCCTTGGTGGTAAGTTCGATAAGGATATTATTGATGCTATATTTACACCATCTACTCTTTCTTCAGCACTAGAAGAAGTTGGGGTTAAGACTGGCCGTAAGTTCCGTGCATTATCCACAGAGGAACTTCGCCGTACTAATGATAAGTACTTAACTCTTGCTCACTTTGATACCTGGTATCGCCAGTTTGCTGTAAATAAGTATTCACTTAAAAGCGAAAAACAATCAGTAGACCCAGCAACAGTGTTCTTTGATAACAATGGTTTAAGAACTGCTAAAGACTTTGCTACTGCTAGAACTAATATGCTTAAGGCTCTTGGAGTCAACTATGACTTTACTACTCGCCAGTTTACAGTAGACCCAAAGCGTACAGCGATTGTTAGAGAGTTTCTATCCTTGTTTGGTGATTCAGTTCACTACACACAACGTGGTATTCCAGATGCAGAAATTGCACGTATCCACGTAGAAACAATGTTGCTAGATATGCGCAACACTTTCCATGGTGGACCTAAATCTTTTAATGAAGATTTATTTAATCTAATGGTTGCTAAGCATAACGACCTTGTTGCCTATGAAATGCGCGAGGGTAAAACAATTGCTGGCAAGTGGTCAAAGGTTGCTAGTAGAACATCATTTGATGAGTTTGAAAAGGCTACTGTTGGTAAGCAACCAACTGGTGAAATTAATACCAACATTGAGTTTGAAGAGTTTCTTGATAAGGCTGACCTAGAATCTGCATGGGGCAAGTTTGGTAATGCGATTATGGAAAGAATGGACCGTCAAGTAAATGGTTTATTCCGTCAACCTGCAGTTCTTACAACCTATGCTCGTCTTCGTGATGGATATGAAGGGTTACAAAAAGAGTTTGCAAGTAAGTTACTTCAAGAGGAAGTTACTAACAACCCAAGTCTTTTAACAAATGATAAGGCACTTGCTAAAGTTACTAAAGAAATAGATGACATTGCGGCAAAAAGATTTACAGAACTTGCCATGGATGATGCATCTAATATGATTCTTAAGTATGTAGATAATCCTGCAATTCGTTCTAACTTTGCATTATCTACACGCACAGTAGCACGTTTCTATCGTGCAACTGAAGACTTCTGGAGACGCTACTACCGCTTAATGCGTGAGAAGCCACTACAAGTTATCTATCGTATGCGCCTAGCGCATCAAGGACTATCTGCCCGTGGTGAAGTTTATGAAGATGACCAGGGTGAGCCATACGTAGTACTACCAACCGATACAATTATCAACACAGCGGTTGAACCAGTAGTACGTCAATTTACTGGTGGAGCATTTAAGGTTCCACAGTTTAATGATGTTACTCTTAAACTGCGTTTAATTAACCCATCCTTTGCTCCCGATGCAGGACAACCATCACTATCTGGTCCAGTTGCAGCCATATCATTCCTTGGTATTAAGGGTATGTTGGGCTACATTCCAGGCAAGTTGGGCGAAAGGGCTACTAACTTTGCCAATGATTATGATACTTGGGCACTAGGTAATCTTGGCGATAACATGACTTTGCGCAAAGCGCTTATGCCATTGTTCTTGCAGAATCTAGAAACTATTGGCCGTGGTGCTACAGCCCGTGCAATTGATATTGATGAGATGAATCGTCAAGAAACAACTGCTGCGTTTCAGGCTATTGCTTACATAAAAGCATTTGGTGATGAAAGCATTCAACTACCTGCTAATGCAACAGATGTACAAAAGGCTGAATACTTAAAGACCGTTAAAATTGCAGCACATAACGTGCTTGCAGCCCGTGCTTTCTTTGGAATGCTTAGCCCTATTTCTCCCACATTACGTGAGAGCAAGGGTGTTCCAGATTATATTAAAAGCACTGGTGTAACTAATATGCGTGCTCAGTTTTATGACATCCTTGCTGGTATATCAAAGACGGAAGGTGACTTCCTAACAGACCCATATGAGTTGGCCGTTGCTACATTTATTGGCAAGAATCCACGCAAGATTATTTATACTGTCTCTCGTAATGAAAAGGCTACAAAGATAGCAATTCAAAAGACTGATACTATGTATAAGTGGGCACGTAATAACGAGTCATTTCTTAAGACTTATGGTGAAGCAGCGTATATCTTTGGTCCACAAACTGGAGATTACACAGCAGATTCATACACTTGGCTAGAAGCGCAAGGGTTAATTAAACTACCTACTCTTGAAAAGTATCTTGACAATGTATCTATTGCTCAGGCTAAGCAAGCATACTTTGATATTGAGCGTGACCAACGCGATTTGCTTGCTAGAACAGCAGCACCTGAAACCCGTAAAGGAATTATTGAGCAAGCAACCGCTAGACGCAATGCGTTAAAGGCTGGATATCCATTACTACGAACAGCCCTTGAGACTGGTGGCTTTGAAGTATCAACAGAAAGAAACATTCTTTCTTCTATTGACCAAGCCATTACTGATAAGTCAACACCAATATCACCTCAAGTTCGCAAAAACATGGGAACTGTTACATCACTTATACGTGAGTTTATTTCATTTTCAGAAGACCCAGAAAGCAGACGCATCTGGAACTTTACAGAAATGAAGCGTAATAAAAAAGCGCAAATTGAACAAATTCTAAATGATTTAATTCAATTAGACCCAGCAATGAGAGAGGCTAATAGAGCAGTGTTTGCACCCATCTTAGGTTTCTACTCTCGTGACACATACACAACGGAGGTTCGATAGTGGCATCACCAGAAGTTTCTGCTGCCAATCAAGGAACAGTAGGTAGAAAGCCACCTGTTAATCAAACCCTCAAAGATATGACCGAGGATTTTGGTGCTAATGGTTACTATCAAATTGTTCAACGTGGTAACGAATGGATTCTTAATGGAACTGAAAACTCCCCTATTCCTGGACAAGTATATCTTTACATTAACCCAAAGGGCGATTATCAAGTTCTTGGTGCTGAAGCAGTTCGCTCTAAATATATTGCTGAGGCTAGGGCTGGCAAAGGTATAGAATATTTGCGTAAGCGTCTTTATGATGCTGACTATATGCAAAAATCAGAGTTTGAATCTAAAGATGAAACTGCTTTAGCAGTTGCTATTACTAAAGCCGCAAGCAAAATTTCAGTAGAATCGGTAATGAACTTCCAGGATAGTGGAATATTAATTACTCAAGGCTTTGACAAACTGCTTAACAAATATGTTGGTATTGGTCGTGGAGAAGGCCGTGATGGTTCTGGTCTTAACCTAACTAGTAAGACACAGGCAGACCAAGAGATTGATGATTACTTCTTTTTAATGCTTGGCCGTAGGGCTACGGCTGCAGAAAAGAAGTCATACTATGACCAAGTAAACAAAGAAGAAAAGGCTGCACTAGTTAAGCAGACTACTACTGCTGGTGGTAAGACTACTACTGTTGGTGAGTATCTTGATGCTGATGATTACTCTCGCATTAAGGCTATGGTTATTAAGCCTGCTATTAAGGGTACAGACCTAGAAGGTTTAACAAAGAACAATGGTCAAGTAGCACAAAGTGTTCAAGAGATTAAAGAGTATGCATCTTCCTTTGGTATCAAGTTAGATACAAAGCAAGCCCTTGATAAGGTAATGGGAGTCTTCACTCCTAGTGGCAAGACTGATTTAGATTCTGCCAAGAATACTATTAAGAGTATGGCTAAGGGTTTTTACGGAAACATATCTGGGTTAATTGATGAAGGTGTTAAGCCTTCTGACATTGCTAATCAGTATGCCTTTTATAAAGGCAGACTACTTGGTTTACCAGATAATGCAATTAGTATTTTTGATGAAGATATTCAAGCAGCCCTATCAAATAGGGATGCATCAGGAGCGCAAAAGGCTGGAGTTATGAGTATCAGAGATTACGAGAAACTACTGCGCACCAGCCCTAAGACAAAAGAAGCGTGGCTTAAGTCACCAGGTGCTAGAGAAGAAGCATCAGGATATGCACTTGAGATTCTACGCTCCTTTGGATTGATGGCATAATGGCAAGAATAAACGAATCCTTTTCTAGTCTTCGACCTGTAGTAGATGAGCAAACTAAGGCTGCTGCTATGCGTGCAGCAACTGCTGCTGTACCTGCTGCACAAAAGGCTATTGCTAAAACCCCTGATGAACTTTTGCTTGATAGAGTAAATGCACAGATTGCTAAAACCCAAACAAGTATTTCTAATCTGGAAAATACAGCAGCAGAAATTGGTGCTATCAACCCAGATGCTATGAAAAAAATGAAGGGTGAAACCAATACAGCATTTAACGAAAGAGTAACTGCTGCCTACAAAGCACAAGAGCAACCAACACTTACAGATGAGCAAGTAGCCCAGGGCTTTACAGTTCAGTTTGTTCGTACTGGTGCAGGCGGTAAAGGCGAGTATCGCGTTATTCGTCCAATGGGATTTAATGCAGCAGGTAGTTCTACTGCTGTTACTCCAACAAATGTTAACCCTACCTCACAGGTTACTAGTCAAACCACATCACCTGATGCAACATTAGTATCTACTGAAACAGATGCTTACGGAAATGTAATTGGGTTTTACTCTGATGGCACACAAAAAACTCTTGTTGCCTCTGGCAATAAGTACAAGTCAACAGTAGATGTAGATGCATACACATTGCTTGAAAGTACCTTTAAGGATTATGGACTAGAAGAACTAGTGCCAGAAATTAAACGCTTTATGGAAGAAGGACTTGGTGCTAACCAAGCATCAGTAGAACTTCGTAAGACTACTTCTTACATTAACCGTTTCCGTGGTAATGAGATTCGCCGTGCTGCTGGACTTAACGTAATAGATGAAGCAACCTATCTACAACTAGAAGATTCTTATAATGAAACCCTACGCGCCTTTGGTTTACAGGGTTACTTTGGAGCAGACCGCAAGGTGTCTCAGTCTAGAATGGCTGACATCATTGGCAATGATATTTCTGCTGCAGAGTTTAAGGATAGAATTGATACAGTAGTAACTAGGGTCAATAACTCTGACCCTAACATTAAGGCTACTCTTAAGTCATTCTATGGTATTCAAGATGATGATTTAGTTAAGTACTTTCTTAACCCTAAAGAAAATCTACCTAAGTTACAGGAGAAGGTTCTATCTGCTGAGATTGGCAATGAAGCCTTAAAGCAGAATCTACTAACAGATGTAACCAGCGCTACAGCGCTTGCCAAGTTGGGCATTACTCAGGAGCAAGCCCGTGAGGGTTACCAAGGTATTGCCAATGTTCTACCAACTGGAACAAAACTTGGTCAGATTTATGGTGAAGAAGGAATTAACTACACACAAAAAACAGCAGAGGAAGAAGTCTTTGGACAACTTGAATCTGCAAAGCGCAAGCGACTACGACTAGCCGAAAAAGAAGTAGGCTCATTTGGTGGTGCATCAGGCTTAGCCCGTGGCGCACTAGGTAGCGGTAACTCCAGCGCATTCTAAATTCCCTAGACGGACCAACCAGCCCCGTCAGGCGTAAAAGTCTGGTAGCAGAAGCCAATCAAATATCCCCTTATCTGACTGAGGTCTGCGACAACTACTAATGAAGGGTGATGTTGCATGAGCAACGAACAATACTGGGAAAACGATAACGAAAGTCTAGAGAACGAATTAAACCGTTCTCAATTCTCGAATGGCGATGATGGTATCGCTAACCTACGCAAAGCCAAACGAGCAGATGAAAAGCGCATTAAGGAACTAGAAGAACAACTAGCGAAATTCTCTAGGGAATCTAATGAGCGAACCGTTAAAGAAATCCTCGAATCAAAGGGAGTAAATGTTAAGGCTGCCCGCCTTGTCCTTAAGGACTTAGACACTATCAACGCAGACGCAGTTTCAAACTGGCTCGTTGAGAATGGTGACTTAATTGGGTACACGCCAAATCAAGAAAAGCCAGTTGATACAGAAAACATACGTGCTTTACAGCAACAGGATTCTGTAACTCAAACGGCTGACACTCCCGCTTATTCAGAAGACATTGCGCGATTAATTGCAAATGCCTCATCTGAGGAAGAAATCATATCCATTCTCAGCGGTCAATAAAAACCGCACACTAATTAGAAAGGGGATATCGCCAAATGGCCGATGTCTTTTCAACTTCAACCTCTGGGTTAGGTTCCAATCTCGTAACGTTGGCATACGACAAGTTAATTGAAATCAACTTGCGTTCAGTGCCACAGTTCCGTGCAATCGCGGACAAGAAGATGGGAAACCCAACTCACAATGGTTCTTCAATCCGTTTCCAATTCCACAACGATATTGCTGACACCTCAATTGCAGGTGCAACACTAGATGAGACTACTGACCCAGATGCAGTAGCGCTACCAGCAACTACAACACTAGATGTCGCACAGACAGAACTAGGTCGCGTAGTACTTCCAACACGCAAGTTGTCACTTTTGTCACTTGCTGACGTTGACCCATGGATTGCAAACGCAGTTTCATACAACATGGCAGTAACACTAGACAATGGTATTGCTGCTGTTCTAGATGCAGGTACAAACGTTATCCGTGAGGCTGGCGGAGCACTATCAACATCTGCTGCTCGTACATCTGTTGCTTCAACAGACACATTCAAGGGCCGTGACGTACGCTTTGCTGTAACAAAGTTACGCGCTGCTAACGTTGTAACTCGTGGCGGAATGTATGTTTCATACATCCACCCAGAAGTTTCACACGACCTACGCACAGAGACAGGTAACAACATCTGGCGTACACCACACGAGTACCAGAATGTTGGTCCTCTACTTGCTGGTGAACTTGGCGCATGGGAAGGTGTTCGCTTCATTGAGACACCTCGCATGACAACCAACATGGGTGGAGCAGACCAGACAGCACTTGCTACTGCACCTGCAGTAAGCGGCGCATCTGGCGCATTCACAATCGTAGTAGCAAACGGCGCATTCGGTGGCCTCGCTGAGGTTGGAGATAAAATCTCTGGCACTAACGTTGGCACTTCTGCAAAGATTACTGCTATCTCAGTTGGTGCAACAAACACAACACTTACAGTGTCTGTTGCTAACTCAGGAACTGTTGGAACAAACACACTAACAGTTACTCCAGTAACACGCGTTTTCAACACTTACGTACTAGGACAGCAAGCACTTGCTGAAGCAGTATGGAAGGAACCAGGTATTGAATTTGGTAACGTTGTAGACAAGTTGAACCGTTTCCGCCCAGTCGGCTGGCACGGAATTATCAACTGGTCTATCTACCGTCCAGAGGCTCTATACCGCATTGAAACAGCATCGTCTGTTCGCGTCTAATAAGTAATTAGATGGGTGGGGCAGAGGGAAACCTCTGCTCTATCCATAAAACGGCTTAGGAGGCTATATGGCATACAGATTCACAACACCTACAGTAAGCGAAGGCCCTGCTGGTGAAGGTCGTTTGTTTGAAAGATTTAGACTTGTAAGAGGCATTACAGTCTTGAAAATAGATGGCGAATATTATGAAATTCGTTTTCCATCTCAAGAAGAAACACAAGCAGCAGAGATTGCTTACATTGGAGGATACTCCTACGAAGTAAGCGAAGCAGAAAAAGCCAGCCTTGAGGCTGCAGGTTATACAGTGGAGACAGTGTGAGACATAGATTAGACCATCCAGAAGATGTTGAAGGTTGCTTCGGATGCAAGATTATTGGACTGCAATTAAATCCAGGAGACTCATCATCTCAAAAAATGGTGAGTAACAAAAAGTGGGACAGTGAGTTAGAAGCCTATCGGGCAGCACGTGCCGAAGGAATTCAACCTGCTGGTACAAGTATGAAAAAAATTCAGGAAGCACGGCGTGCCTCTGATGTCATGGGTAAAGCATTCGATGCCAACACCATGGGTGATAGCAAGATAATACAGAACAATACAGTATCTAAACTCAAGGAAGTAGGAGCAATATAATGCCAATGGTAAACGGAAAAGAATTTGCATACACCGCTAAGGGTATGAAGGCAGCCAAGATGGAAGCCAAGAAGTCAGGCAAGAAGATGGTTAAGAAGGCTGCTAAGAAAAAGACTATGAAGAAGACAGCAAAAAAGGCTATGCCTAAGAGCCGTGGATTATTTGGTGGCATGTAATGCCATTATCAAAAAAGCCTAGAAAAGCAAAACTTACTAAATCAGAAGTTGGAAACGTACGCAAACTTGTAAAAATGTCAGGACGCAGTTCAGGAGTAAAAGTTGTAATGCCAGATGGAAGCACTGTTGGATTAAAAGACTTGGGTAAGGTAAAACCAACACCTAAGCCAAAGCCAAAGGCAACTCCTAAGACAACAAAGATGACTCCGCAAGATGAAGCAATGAAAAAGATTATTAAGAAAAGATACGGCTGGTAAATAATGGCATACACCAAGGCAAGTTTACGTGAGCGTCTAAAGAATCAGATTATGTCTGGTTCTAAAGGTGGTAAGCCTGGCCAATGGTCTGCCCGTAAGGCTCAGTTGCTAGCACAGGCTTACAAGAAAGCAGGTGGTGGCTACTCAGGTAGTAAGACTGCCAAGCAGAAGTCTTTGTCAAAATGGACTAAAGAAGACTGGGGTACTAAATCTGGTAAGCCAAGCACCCAAGGTGCTAAGGCTACTGGTGAACGGTATCTACCTAAGAAAGCCCGTGCTGCACTGAGCACATCAGAGTATGCAAGAACCTCTGCTGCTAAGCGTGCAGGTACTAGTGCTGGCAAGCAGTTCGTAAAACAACCTAAATCTATTGCAAAGAAGACGGCTAAATACAGATGAAAAAAGATTCCAGATTAACTCGTGCTGGTGTATCGGGTTTTAACAAGCCTAAGCGTACGCCTAATCATCCTAAGAAGTCACACGTAGTTGTGGCTAAAGTTGGAACTCAAGTCAAGACTATTCGTTTTGGGCAGCAGGGTGTATCTGGTTCTCCTCGTAAGACTGGTGAATCTGCATCATATGCAGCACGCCGTAAGTCTTTCAAAGCAAGACATGCCAAGAATATTTCTAAAGGCAAATTAAGTGCAGCCTACTGGGCAGATAAGGTAAAGTGGTAATGGGTATTCTACTTAACGAACTAACAGATGAGGTTTTAATTAACCTTGCTGGTTATACAATTCAGCAGGATAAGGCTACACACCTAACAGGTCCTATTACTACAACTACATCTACTCTTGCATCACCTACAATTTTTAACGTAGCAGATGCCCAACGCCTTGGCACTGGTATTGTCGAGATTGATGATGAACTATTCTGGGTAGACACAGTAGACCGCATTTCTAATAGCGCAACAGTTTCTCCATACGGCCGTGGCTTTATGGGTTCTACTGCTGATACACACACTGCTGGTTCTAAGGTAACTATCTCTCCTACTTTTCCTAGACACGTTGTAAAGCGTGCTATTCAAGATACCCTTCGCGCTATGGGCGCGGCTATTTTTGCAGTTAAGCAAACAAGTTTTACATATAGCAGCAGTGCAATTAACACATACGAATTAGATAACAAGAACATACAAAACATTTTAACTATGCACTGGCAAGACATTGGCTCCAGCAAGGAATGGATTCGCATTAAGCGATGGGAGTTTGATGCTTTTCCAGACCAAACCACTTGGGGCACAGGAGCACAGACAGTAACTATTGGTGACAGAATTGTGTCAGGCCGTAAGGTAAAGGTTGTTTATGCAACCGTACCTTCAACAATATCTACTACATCTACAGATTCATTTAGCGCACAGACTGGATTGCCAGAGTCTTGCCGAGATGTTGTAATCCTTGGTGCTTCATACCGTTTGATTGCCTACCTAGACCCAGCCCGTACTGGTGCACAGTCACCACAGGCTGACGAAACAGATAACAAGCGTACCTTTGGTTCAGCAACTAATGCGTACCGTCAACTCTTTGCTCTTTACACACAGCGTCTTTCAGAAGAAAATCTGTCGCAACAACAACAATACCCACCACGAGTTCACTTCAGCCGATAGGAAGATTGAATGCCAACAAGAAAATACTCATCCCGTTCCCAGCAAACCACACTTACTGCTGGCATTAACTCAAGCGCCACTTCGGCTACAGTCGTATCTGGAAGTGCGCTGCTTGGTGGTATTACGATTTCAGCAGGTGAAATCTTTACTGTAGTTATTGACCCAGATACAGCCCTTGAAGAAATTGTAGATATTACCGCCGTCAGTACCAACACACTAACTATTGTTCGTGGTATTGATGGCTCTACTGGACAGGCTCACTCAGCAGGTGCACAAGTTCGACACATGGCAATTGGTCGTGACTATCGTGAGGCTAATACCCACATTGAAAACACAACCACAGCACACGGGTTAACTCTTGCTAACGTAACTTTGTCAACTGGCACAGGCAATGTATCAACTACAATGCTTGCATCTAACGCTGTAACTACTGCAAAAATTACTGACGCTAACGTTACAACTGCAAAGATTGCCGATAGTGCAATTACATCAGCCAAGATTGCTGACCTTACAATTGCTACAGGTGATATTGCAGACTCTGCTATTACAAGTGGTAAAATTGCAACTGGTGCTGTAGGTACAACTAAGATTGATGACCTATCAATCACAGAAGGCAAGATTGTTTCTAATGCGGTAACTACTGGCAAGATTGCAGACTCAGCAGTTACTAGCGCTAAGATAGCAGACGGAACAATTGTTGCTGGCGACATTGCAGATGGAGCCATTACTTCAGCCAAGATTCTTGATGGGACTATTTCTACTGGGGATATTGCTGACAGTGCTATTACTTCGGTTAAAATTGCCGATGGTACTATCGTCGCTGGTGACCTAGCAGACGGTGCAGTAACATCTGCAAAGATTCTAGATGGCACAATTGTAAACGCTGATATTAATGCCTCAGCAGCAATTGACTATAGCAAGTTAAATCTTGCAGGTTCTATTACCTCAGCAGATATTGTTAACGGCACTATCGTTGATGCTGATGTATCTGGTACTGCTGCTATTGCATACAGCAAGTTATCTCTTGGTGGAACTATTACATCTGCTGACTTGGTAGATGGAACAATTGTCAACTCAGACATTAACGCATCTGCTGGTATTGCACTCAGCAAGTTAGCAACAGACCCACTAGCCCGTGCTAATCACACTGGTACACAGACAGCATCTACTGTCTCAGACTTTGATACACAGGTTCGTACCTCTAAGGTAACTGACCTTGCAGCACCTACTGGCTCATTCTCAATGAACAGCCAAAAGATTACAAATCTTCTTGACCCATCAAGTGCACAGGATGCCTCAACTAAAGCATACGTTGATGCTCAAGTTAATGCTCTTGTAGATGGCGCACCTGGAACTCTTAACACTCTTAATGAAATTGCTACTGCAATCTCTGCTGGTGGTTCATTTGAATCTACTGTAGTACTTAAGTCAGGTTCAACTATGACTGGTGCTCTTACCTTGTCAGGTGCTCCAACTGTAGACTTACACGCTGCTACTAAGGCGTATGTAGATACAGTTGCTGGTTCTGCTACCGCTGCTGCAGCAAGTGCAACGGCTGCTGCTAATTCATATGACTCATTTGATGACCGTTACCTAGGTGCTAAGTCAACTGCTCCATCTGTAGATAACGATGGTAATGCACTCATTACTGGTGCTATCTACTGGAACTCAGTAACCAACCAGATGTTTGCTTGGACAGGTTCTGCATGGGGTTCAATCTCATCTACTGCAGATATCTACCGCTTCCGCTACACAGCAGCAGGCGGAGAAACAACAATCTCAGGAACAGATGACAATGGATTAACACTTTCTTACATTGCAGGTAAGGAGCAGGTATACCTTAACGGTGTACTGCTTGCTCGTACATCTGATTACACAGCATCTAATGGTTCAAGTATTACATCTCTAGCAGCCTTGGCTGCATCAGATATTGTAGAGATTATTACCTTCACAGCATTTGAACTAGCAGACTCTATTGCTCGTTCACTCTTTGATGCAAAGGGCGACATCCTAGTTGCTACTAGCGCAGATACACCAGGAAAACTTTCAGTTGGAACTAACGGATACTTCCTTAAGGCTGACTCATCTACAGCAACAGGTTTAACCTGGAGCGCAGTAGACCTATCATCATATGCAACTATAACAACCGAAAACGACAACACCATTATGAACATAATGGGTGCGTATTAAGAAAGGGTAGTAACTAATGGCTACAACATCTAAGGCGCTGTTCCGTGGAGCAGCAACAACAACTACAACGACAACGCTATACACAGTTCCATCATCTACAACAGCAGTAGTAAGCAACATTGTTGTATCAAATACTGGTGGCTCTGCTTATACATTTACTCTATATCTTGATGACGTATTGCTTGCCAATACAGTATCAATTGCTGCTAACTCAATCGCAATCTTTGATGTTAAGCAGACACTTGCAGCAGCAGACACAATTAAAGGTGGAGCCAGCAATACTGCTGTGACATTCCACATCTCAGGAGTGGAGATAGCATAATGGGTGTAGCAATTTTTCCTGCCGCTGGTGGCGGCGTAACAAAAAAAGTAGTTGAGTTTACAAGCAGTGGAACCTTTACTTTGCCATCAGGTTTTGGCGCGGGTAATCCTTTAATTTGCGATGTATTAGTGTATGGCGCAGGCGGAGGCGGAGGCGGTGGTGGTGACCAAGCAAGTAGTGGAAATACTGGAAACGGCGGCGGGGGTG